CTACGGTAGACTTTTCGATGCCCATGCGGTACTTCTGGAAAGTGCTCATTAAGGCGGCGTTCGCCATATTGCCGAATGTTGCGTTATCAACCTGAGCGGCCATTGCTGCAATCGCGTCGTAGTTGTTTACGTTTAGGATTGGTTGGCCGCCGGCAGTAAATTCAGCAGATGTATTGTAAAGGGTTGCCTGGCTTACAATGTCGGTTAGGATTTCGCCATTGATAAAATTGCGCAAGTCACGGCGGCCTTTACCCATTATATCATCGGACAACTTACGGAAGTCGATATTGAACTCTTCTGTAAATTGGAGCAATTGTGCGGCCTTTTTGTAGGCATTGCTTCTTAAAATGTACCTGTACTGAACCAATGGTTTGGTGTCACCTTCTGCAACAATAGCAGGGGAACCTTCGCGGGGTAACTCCTCCCAATAGGTTGCAAGATGGCTGGCATAAAAATCAGCGGTTGTAGTGTTTACGAGGTCAAAAATCCACGCGGTATTGGTGTAATTGTCGATAATTTGACTATTAGCACCCATGCGCAGAATCTGCGAATCCGAAACACTTTGCAGTACGCTCGATAGGTTACCGCCGCCCAAGTTATCCACAGTCCCGGTTGGGCCAGGGGCTTTGGTAGCCATACGGCTGAAAGGTTGGAAAATGATTTCGCCTTTTGGAGTATAGCTAAGCATGAACTCCTTTGTACCGTTGCCGCGGGAAGCAATTTGGCGCAGTTCAGCTTCATGCTCCTTAAGAACGTCCTCGACAGTTTTGATTGTACCAGTCCCGGCACTCATTTTCTCCTGAATGTCGGATAGGGTAAGCCCTTGTTTTTGCAGGATGGCGTCGATTTTCTCCTGGAACTCCTGGTTCGTTTTTTGGATTTGATCGTATTGCTCCTGTGTGGCCAAACCCTTTTGTCTTACGATTTCTTCAATAGCCGTTTTGTTGGCTTCACGATTGGCTTCAAGTTCGGCTTTTACCTGCCCTTTCACCGTTTCGATAAGCGCCTTTGTTTCTTCTGGGGTCATTTTGAGTCCTGTTTTAATGAATGAAATTTGTTTGTTTTATGGCTACCATCACATCAAATTCTTGCGGCTGTTTCGGAGTGCTTATGGGCGGCTCCGGCTGAGTGCTGAGGCTTAATGTTGGTGTAACTTCGTTGGAACCGAATAGTACGGTTGAACCTTCTTTTACTATTTTTGATTCGGTGACGGCGAAGAAATAACCTCGTTCGTCTGCGAGTTCTTTGTTTACGATAAGGGGGTAGTAAGTTGACCAGTTAGCATACTCCTCTTTCATTTCCGGGTCGTCGATGCAAAGCTTTAACCCTATATATTCCATGCGGATTGAGTGCTGAAGGCTTTCGCCATCCCGGTACGCCATGTACGCATCCTTATTCGTTTTGTCGGTTATCCGGGAATTAAATACTAGCACTTCTGTTGATCCTGTATAGCTCCGGCCCAACTCTGCCCATGATTTTACGAGCACTTCTGTTGATACGTCGCGCGGGTAGGCTATAATGCTACCTAGTCCTAAGTCATGATTGATTACATGGAAGACTTTGCCGCTTTGCTCCCTGGCTGATTTAGTCCAGCATCCGGATATGTGTACATCATTATGGCTATCAAGCCAGCCGATGGTATTCATTGCAACAGCGATGGTGTCGCCTACTTTGAGGGTTTCGCCAGGGGCTGATTTTTCAACGTGGGATTTGAGACAATAAGGGATTGCGTCTGTTACTTTGGACGTTGATTTCTTTACTGCGAGAATATCTTCTCTGTGTTCGTAAAGTGCTTTTGCCAACTCTTGTTTGGTCTGAAATGATTGGTTGAGTTCCTTGCAGAATATCATTTCGTAACAGTTTTTTTATTCAGCTTATCCTTGATAGCCTCTTTGATTTTTTTGTCTTTTACCTTTTCAACAGCTTCGCTTAGCTTCTTTTCTGTCTGCTTGTCCATTGCTATTGGTTTTGTGGGGCGCTATCAGATGCCGCCGGGTTTGTATTATCTCGTGCGTATGTTCCGTCAAGGTCTGCCCCGGCCTCAGCGTTGGTGGCAGAAAGTGTTTCCTTGATGTCGGAGTACCATACGTCACCGTTATCTTTCGGGTCGAATCCGAGCTTTACTCTCCATTCGTTTTGCGTAACTACGTCGTTGCGAAAAGCAATCTGCATTGACTGGTTAAGCCGGAGGTGCGCTTCCGCTTCTTCTTTGTTGGCAGCCTGCAGGGCAGGGAGATTTTTATATTCCCGTCCCATCTCAAGCCCGTTCTTTCTCGTTTCAAAAACCTTATTCCATTGGGAGTAAAGATTTTTTGCCTCTGGCATAATAGCGTCTTGGTATAGGTTCCTTGTTGCTGTGCCGAGGTTTGAAAAAGTGGTTCCTTTGTTCATTTTAGCGAACAATTCCGGAGGGAACATGTACGCATCACAAATCCTGTTGCCGTCGTCTTCGATTTCTTCAAATAGCATCAGGTCTTTTGTGGGAAGTACCATTTGCTGCCATTTCAGATTTGCGGAAGTGATTATCACATGGCTTTGTCCACGCTTTAATCCGTACATGCGCTTGAAGTCGTTATGAACTGCTTTTTTGTCTGCCTCTTTCAGATGGATAAATCCTGCAGCGTCTTGTGTCTGGTTGGTGAGCATACCCAAAGCACCACGGGAGTTTATCAGCATATTTCTGCTCTCATAAGCCCCGATAATGTTGTTTATCGGCATTTGCAAGGTCTTTACCCGACTATCCGGGAGTATTACCGAGCTAAACGATGGCATGATGTCGCGAACAATAAAAACATTGTCCAAAGGCAGCGATACTGTTTCATTACCGTAGGATAATTCGATGCTTTCCAGTTCCGAGTTACGGCCTTTGTAGAAAATCCCTTTCTTTTCATTAATCGTCAGAAGGTGAGGGGGTATGTTCCACATTTCTGTAGCATCGTACCACGGGAAGCCTACGGGTTTCATTGCGAGCACCACACAATAACCGAATAGCTGGGTATAGATGTAGTTCTGCGCTTCAAATTCATCACCTGTCTGCAGTCGGTTAGGTTGCGCCATCAGGTTTTTGATTTTGGTAGCAACTGTTCCGGTAGCTTCTCTGTCCTTGCCCTTGCCCGACGTGTTAATGATGTAGCTTACCCCGTTGGTGTACGCCTGCGCCTTCCGGTTAATGATAGCCGAAAGAGGCGGGCATTTAAAATAAGCCGAAGCGTAGTCCTTGCAGGAAGTACCGCTAAAATGAATGTCGGCAGCATTATTTAAGATTTCGTAAAAATGCTCACCGTCGTCCCGATATGTCAAAGAATTTACTTCATCGCCGAACAGGCTTTTTACAGCCAACCCAACGTTGGTTTGCTTCATGTGTATGGCCGCAAGCGATAGTCTGTCTTTGATGTTCATGCAAAAAGAAAATGCCGCACGGGATAACTTAATATCCGGTACGGCATCTTATAGATACTCTTATTAAATAAATTTACTATCTAGTCGTTCTCTGCTTGTACTGCTCTTTTATCATTAAGCGGTCACTTGAAAAAGCTTGTCTTATCTGCCGGTGGTAATCCTCCGGGCTCCCACAAAATACATTCATCGTCTTGCAATCTCTTGACTTGCACATGATTTCAATATGACCTGTAAAATCGGCTCCACTTTTGAATAAAAGCTTCCCGCAATTCTGGCACCAATGTTCGCGTTGAATTTTTACCATGATAAATGCAACCGAGTTGCATTTACAAAATTAAGTTTTTTACTATTTACCAAAAAAATATTTTTTCAAAACAGTCTACCAATTGATAAAACCAGGTAACGGAGGGTATCGCAGAAGTGGTTGAATGCGTCTACCGCCTCGCGTGTGCTCCTTCCTGTATGCTTATCTTCCTTCCATTTGTATTTGGTGTATTCAGCCCATGCGTTGTTACTTTCGTCGGTTAGTAAGACTTCATATTGGCAAACCTTCTGAATGCCATTGCGGATGCTATCGCCCCCTTTAATTGCCGGATTGACGACAAAGCCTTCTTCCATCCGCGCGAGAAACATTTTTACGTGGTCATCACTTCGGAACTCATATCCAAGGTCAGCAACACGGTTAAGCAAATACTCTTTGTCGTAACCCCGCCCGTTGCGGATCTCGCTGATGCTTTTCGGTTCGGCCCCGTCCGCAATAATGATGGATTCCGAATTACACCCAAAGAAAAACAGATGTATCATTATCGCCACATTGTCCACTCCTACGTCATAAACCCGCTCTTTGGCGTATATTGTTTGCCCTTCAACCTTGAACTGAGAAATGCAGGCCGGGTCATGGCTAAACCCAAAGTCAATAACGAAAATATTGGCATCCTTCGGAAATGAACTTTCGGGTATAGCCCGCCAGTTGTTGTAAATCTGCCCTTTAATTTCGCCACGTTCCCCCAAACCATAAATCCGATACCTGTCAGGGTCATTTATGCGCATCCATTCCAGTTTCTGCAGCTGCTTGGGAGTAACAAAAGGATTATCCTTGTAGGTGGTTTTTATGAGCGCACAATCATCGCGGGTGAGAATCTTATCATACACCCAACTATCCGGGTACGATGGGTTATAGTCAATGATAACCTTCGACTTCGTACGCATATCCAATTGGTCGAACACGTCCCATGAAAGTTCCGGCCCCTCATTTGTGTAGAGAATGTCCTGACCGCGGCCACGCGCCTTTTATTCGTCATCGGCCCCAATAAAAGCAACCAGATTCTTATCCTGCCGGTAAATACTCTCAGTTTGGTTATGGTTGGTAGATGAATACAAATCACGCTTGTTGCCTATCTCTAAGAAGTCTTTCAACACAGTACCCTTAATCGTAGGCATCGACTGACGCGCGATTGTAATCTCTATCCCCCGGTAGCCCGAAATCAAATCCCAGAAATAGTCAATAGTCGAATATGTCTTACCTGATCTTGTACCCCCTTGCATCACCAAATAGTTGTAATTGGCGATCTCATTGACCAAAAAAGCATAATTGGGGTTGACAGTCCTGCCGTCTAAACGTAAATCTTTCCCGACATAATAGTCCGTCAAGTCTACCATACGCGCATAAAAAAAGTGCCACCGCCTACCGAAGTAGAAAGTGGCACGTATATCGTACTCTAAAAATTAAAATAACTCAGCCTGCAATCTCCCGCGCTTATACCAATCCAAAAACTCAACTACCTCAGAACATAACCTGCGAACCTCATAGAGCCGGTAATTTCGCTTTGTCCTATCCAGCATCAATCCCCGATAAATAAGGTTTATAATGGCCCTCCCTTCGCTTTCTGATTCACATGGCATACAGTAATTCTCAACCTTACTATTGCCCTCCTGGTGTACGTAGAATATCTGGCTATACTCGTTAAAACATATTGCATCCATTCTAAAGGCCTAAACCAAATTTTCACCAAAAAAAATTCAAACCCGTTTTTGCAAAATTAGATTTTTCGCTAAAAGTGCTAAGCCGAAATTTGAAAAAATAATTATGTGAGGCATAAGCGGCAAATCCCGATTTTCAAAGACTAAACAAAGTTGCTTTGCGGTGCAGTTAATTATAATTAACTAGCAATTGCTGATTATCAACACGTTGCGTATTTATGTCTAAAGTGTGTCGATAAATTGAAACAACTTTTTGCATCACTCTTTTACTTCCTCGTAATCTATCGTTTCGCCTCCTACTTGCTTATCCTTGGGCGCTACCTCTATCTTCTTGCCTGTGATCCATGCAGGTAAGGTCTTGCTATTATCCTGATGCACAACCTCTGAGACGTCCTTATATCGACTATTATTCACTAGGTAGAACATTGCTATTTTTTCAGGGATAATCCCCAGCATGGCATACTCTAGCACAACCGCATTGCAATAGTCAATTAAGGCGCGCGCGATTTCAAAATAGGGTTCGTACCCAGCCTTGTTACAATAGTTCCAATAGGTCTGATGTGTCATTCGGTGATCGGTGCAAAACGTATCAATAAGCGGGGGCCTTTTCTTCTCTACCATTATCACGTTCCCGTCCCGGTCTG